CCGGCGCGGCGCACGACGCCCTCCGAAGGCTCACCGCCTACCGGCGGGCGTCCCCGGACGACGCCGCCGCGACCGACGCCATCGATGAGCGACTGCACGCCGCCTCAGTCGAACTCTACGCGGTCTCCCGAGAGCTGCGCGAGCTGTCCCGAGGCTACTTCTCCCGCGACGCGAACCGCACCACCCTCCACCAGGACTGAACCATGCCCGCTCCAAGCCACACCCGAGACCTCACCCCGCAGCAACGCCGGGTCCTGTTCACCGCGCTGCGCCGTGCCGACTGGTGCCGACTGGCACTAGACAACACTGGGCAGGCTGTCCGCAACGTCGCAGCGTGGCTGTGTAGCGGTGGCGCTGAGCTGGGCTCCGGCGTCCACCTCGACGAGGCCCGCAAGGTGCTTGCCGTCGTTCACGTCACCAGCCTGGACGACCTGACCGATGCAGGCATCAGGTTCCTTGACGCGGTCTACAGGAACACCCTGAGCTGACACCTGAGCCCTCGGCCTACCCCTCACCGGGTAGGCCCTGGCCTGAGGCTTCAGCCCTCTACTCCACCCACCCAACCAACACCGACAGGACTGAACCATGCCCAAGCCCAAGACCTCCAAGCCCAAGCGTGACATCTACCAAGAGGTCACTGACAAGATCATCGCCGCCCTCGAAGCCGGCGTCGTGCCCTGGGCGAAGCCGTGGCGGTCCGTCCGCGATGGCGTCCGCGATGGCCGCCCCTACAACGGCCTGACCGGCCGTCCCTACAACGGCCTGAACATCATCCTGCTCGGCCTGGAACCCTACTCCAGCCCTGAGTGGTTCACGTACCGTCAAGCCAAGTCAGCAGGCGGGCAGGTTCGCAAGGGCGAGAAGTCCTCGCTCGTGACCTTCTGGCGCATCATCGACCTGAAGTCGAAGGACGGAAAGCCTGAGATCGACCCGAAAACTGGTCGGCCGAAGAAGCTCTTCCTCCTCAAGCACTTCAACGTCTTCAACCGTGAGCAGATCGACGGACTCCCGGAGTCCAAGTGGCTCAGGGTCGACGCGGATGGGGAGGAGCAGGACGATCTGACCGAGGACTTCGACGCCGCCCAGGCTGTGCTCGACGCCCTGGTCCAGGACGGATGCCCGGTTCATCACGGTGGTGGCCGGGCCTTCTACCGGCCCGGCACCGACAGCATCGGACTGCCTGCGCTGCGGACCTTCAAGGACCCTGAGTCCTACTGGTCCACTGCCTTGCATGAGGCGACCCACGCGACCGGCCACGAGTCCCGCTGCAACCGTCCAGGCATCGTCAAGTTCGACTCGTTCGGCAGCGACCAGTACGCCTTTGAGGAGCTGGTCGCTGAGATCGGTTCGGCCTTCCTGTGCCACCGTGTCGGCGTCCCCACCGAGGGGCTCCAGCACGCCAGCTACCTGAACCACTGGCTGAAGACCCTGAAGGCTGACAAGCGGGCGATCGTCCGCGCGTCCTCTCAGGCTCAGAAGGCCTGCGGCTGGCTGCTCCAGGCTGCTGGCCTGGATGCCGAAGACACCGAGCCCGAGGCCAGTGATCTGGCTGCAAAGTAGTCAGGCGTGACCACTGCCCTGGGCTCCTGGCCCAGGAGTCCAGGGCAGCACTGACCCCTGACCCCTGACCCATGACCACGGAATGAAGCCATGAACCGACACTCCTACCTTTCCAACGACGAACTCGACCTGGCTCTCGGCAGGGAGATCGAGGCCGCGAGGCTCGCCGGGCTCGACACCACCGACGAGCTGGACGCGCTCTTCAGCGAGCGCAGCCACCGCATCCGGGCTGCCCAGCTCGTCCGGGTTCGGCTGACCCCATCCCAGGTCGACCACGTCTGGACTGCCTGCTTCATGGCTGACGAGCACCTTGCCGACCGCGTGACCTGGGGCAAGACCTTCATCGAGGGCCTCCCGACTGACCTGGAGGACCTCGCGTTTGCCGTCGACTCCGACGGCTATCTGCTCGACCTCGGCGGGGACAACCTCGGCGAGTCGATGAACCTGGGGCTCCAGGAGCACGTCGCGCGGAAGATGGTCGCCTGTGCCGAACGCGCCGCCCGCCGCATCTACGCGGCCCTGCCGTAGAACCCCAACCCCAACCCCAACCACCCGAGGGGCGGTTGGACCGCCCCTCATCACAAGGAGAACAACATCATGATTGACTACGAATGGTGTGCCTGGACAACTGAAGAACAAAACCTCGACCGCTCAATGGAGAGTGACTTTGACGGCTGCGAAGGCTGCACGGTCTCTGACCTGAAGCAGGCGATTGCCTGGGTGAAGGAATCCATGGAACAGGGGGGCGACGCATGCGTCGTGCTCGTTCGGTACGACTGGAGAGATGACAGCCTGGAGGAGCGTCTTCAGGCGTACTTCCGTCCTGGCGAGGAAGCCCCGGCTTGGCTTCACTGGGAGTTTCTCCCGAACTGGAAGGTGCCCAAGCGCTTCATTGCGCAGTGGAACCGACACGGCGCAGGCGAGCAGGTGAAGTCGTGAACCCCAACCCAAACCACAATCAGCGGACCATGACCATGACCACCACCCGCAACCTCATCACCGCCGCCCGCAACCTGGACCCGGACCAGCTCCAGAGCCTCCGCGCAAAGCGGGAGAGTCTGACCCTGACCGCGTGCAAGGCGCGGGACACCCTGGACCGCATGGACGACTGGCCCGAGGAGCAGTGGGACCCGGTCGTCTACTTCAGCGCCCTGTCCGACATGGACGCCGCCAAGACCGGAATTCGCCGGCTTGATCAGTACCTCGGCCGCTAAGCCAGCGAGCGTAACCAACCCCCGAGGAACGGCACTGACCGCCTCTCACCACAAGGAGAATGAAGATGAGCAAGCGTAAAGGCCGCAAGGCCGGAACCAAGTCCTGCGTCGCTCGTCATCGCGGAATGTCTCCGCGACAGGCAGACGCCCTGGAGCGTCACTACGAGCGTCAAGAGCGAGCACGAGGCCGTGCAGCCGCTGCCGAAGGGCTTGCGGACCACAACTCAACCGAACCCACCGACCACCAGGAGATCTGACCTAATCCCCTTCTGAACCTGAACCCATGCACGTACCCCAAACCCTGGACCCAACCATGACCCTCTCTCCGACAGCCCAGTCCATCCTCGCCGCCCTCGCCCTCGCCGGCTGGGGGCTCCTCTCCAACGCAGCGATCGTCGGCCTGTACCTGTACGGCTGATGAACTGTCAGGACCCCCACCGCCAAGCGTCTATCCATCAAGGAGGCATCATGCGCAAGCGTTCACCATTCGAGGCCTACACCCTGGACCTCACCAGCCGCGGCGGTGGCGTGGCCCTGATCGAGTTGGTCGAGGTCGTCTACAGCACCGAGTATCTGCCCGGCGATGGTCGTGGCCAGCAGGCCTCATACGTCTACGTCACCATTGACGGTCGGACTCTCGCCACGTTCGATGACCGCCTCGAAGCCCACGAGTACGTCAGGACGACGTACCCGACCGCGACGCACCTGTAGCCCCCTCTTCATGCAGGAGATGCCCATGCGAAGCAACGCCGACCACCACCGCTGGGAACTTGGCTTCCACGACTCCGATGCCCTTGGGACCGAGGCCCACCGACTGCGGAGCATCCGCTTCCGGGAGAACGAACGCCTGAGGGACGAGGTCGAGGTCCTCCGAGAGGAGGCCCGAGTCTCCGACCGAGACTGGTCCAAGTTCTTGCAGCTCACTTCCCCACAAGGAGAGACCCCATGACCGCATCCAACAGCCCCGACACACTCGTCCTCGATGAGATCGAGACCTCGATCAAGAGGTGGAGCGGCAACACTGATCGAGACTATGACTGGGAGCCCTGCGTGCTGTGCCGTCGGCCGGTTCGAATGGACCGACCCGTTTTCATGATCTGCATGATCGACGGCGGTTCCAAGCTGATCGCCTTCGATGCAGTCACCGCCGAGATTGAGGACCGCAGTGACTTCGTGGGCTGCCACCCGGTCGGGTCGAGCTGCCGCAAGAAGCTCCCGAAGCGGTTCGTGCAGCGCTTCCTCGACTGAGGGCCTTAGCCCCCAGCGGGGCGGCTCTCACACCCCCACCAACCACCAGCCCAGGAGGACACCATGTCCAAGAAGTCCAAGAAGCCGGGCAAGCCCCGCAACTGGATCGCCGTTCACGCCCACCTGCGCGGTGGGTCTGGACACCACCCCGACAAGCGCAAGCAGTCCAGCAAGCGCAAGTGCCGAGGCAAGGTCCGGCTGTAAAGCGCCGGGACCTGCCAACCGTTCACGCACCCCTTGACACAAGGCCAAGTGGTGGATACTCGCAACTTGACACCAACAGGACCTACCATGCTCAAGACCACCGACACCATCGTTCCGTCTCGCAACGCTCAGATTCAGTGGACCCACGGGGTCTACGAATACGGCTCAACCAAGCCCGTGTCCCTGCACGACAGTCCGGAGGCTGCCCGGACCGAGGCCCACCGCCTGACCTACAGCCCCGACAACCTGGAGGAGCACCATGGTGAGCAGTGGCCGCTCGTCCAGTACACCTCCAGCAGCCGTGCTACGTCCAGCCGTGACGGGGTCCAGCTCGGACAGGTCTACGCCATCGCTTCCGAGAACCTCAAGCCCCTGTCCACCAAGCTGAAGCGGCTGGCCACCAAGGCCGCCAAGCTCGGCATCGAGCCTCCGACCTGGACCGAGGTCGGCATTGTCGAGCGCGAGCGCGAGGAGCGCGACGGCCTGGGCATCAAGCGGTTCTGGACCCAGCGCCTCACCGCCCTGGCCGTCAGCTCCACCACCGTCGCCGTGGCCGGTTACCGGTTCGTGGCCACCCTTGAGGGCTTCAAGGGTGAGGACGGCGAGTACCGCAACGTGTTGCGGATCAACCCGTCCATCGAGGACTCGCTGATTCCTCACGAGTACCGTGAGCGTGGGCCGGTCTGTGACCACTGCGGCACCGAGCGTCGGCGCAACCAGACCTTCCTGGTTCGCAAGGACGAGGACGGGTCCTTCCTTCAGGTCGGACGGAACTGCCTCGCCGACTTCATCGGTGGTAAGGACAGCGCCGACGCTGCCCGGCTCGCCAGCTACGAGCGGGACCTTGCCGTAGCCCTGGCCGACGGCGAGGATGGCGGCGGCTACGCCTCGGTCTCCATGTCCACCAGCATCCTGGCGTTCCTGTCGACGGTCGCAACCCACGTCCGCAACAGCGGCTGGGTCAGCCGTGGGGCCGCTCGGATTGACGGTGGGCAGGCGACTGCCGACGAGGTGCTGCTGCGGCTTCACCCCGTCGGAGCCAAGGAGGAGCAGGAAGCCGAGGCCCTGGCCGAGAAGTGCCCCATCGAGGAGCGCGACACCGCCGAGGCCGAGGCCACCCTGGAGTGGGTCCGAGGCCTGGACGTGGACACCGACATCGGTGACAGCGACTACCTTTGGAACCTGTACGTGGCCTGCTCGCTGGGCACCGTGCAGCCCAAGGAAGCTGGCATCGTGGCGTCCGCTGTCGCCGCGTACCAGCGCCACCTGGGCAAGCTCCGCAAGCGTGAGCGCCAGCAGTCCCTGGCCGAGACCTCTCGGCACATCGGTGCCAAGGGCGACAAGATCGGGACGAGGCTTACGGCTACCGACAAGCGCAAGGGTGCCAACCTGCTGGCCCCCATCCCGGTCACACTGACCAGGATTGGTGGGTTCGAGGGACACTACGGGTACACCTGGATCCTCCAGCTGGTGACCACCGATGGCTCCGTCCTGAAGTGGTTCTCGTCCCGCAACACCGACAGCGAGGGCGAGTCCCTGACCGAGGGCGAGGACTACATCCTGACCGGGTCCATCAAGTCGCACGGCGACTACAAGGGGGTCGCCGAGACCTCGGTCACCCGCGCCACCCTGACCCCTGCCACTGCTGCAAAGTAGACCACCAACCCCCGAGGGGCGGCTCCGGCCGCTCCTCACACAAGGAGAACAGCATGGCCACCAAGACCTACCCCACCCTCGACCCCTCCACCGTCGTCGTCGAGACCGCCGCCCACTGGCTCCAGATGCCAACGGAGTACGACGCCGACGAGGTCACCGACGAGGACATCGCCTACGACGGCGCGATCGTTGACCTGAGCAGCGCTGGCTATGGCTGGCTGATTGACTGCCGCACCGGAAAGTTCATCAGACCGGCCACCTGTGCAGAGTCGGACGCGAGCGACGCCGGCGGCGAGCAGGGGCTTTTCGAGTTCGGTGGGATGACCTACTGGGTGAACTGACCCATCACCTCGTCCCATTCACAAGGAGAAGACCATGAAGCGCAACTGGCGAATCTTTCCAGACTCTGAAGCATTCAACCGCGTGGTGAAGGCTTGTCGCTCGGGCGATGACTCGGCCCCGATCTCAACTGGCGAGCTGATGTTGTCCGCAGCCAGCGGCTACCTGACCGTCCATGACTACACCCTGAAGAACTACTACCGCCTGCCGAATGGAGCACAGACGAAGAACGGCCTGTACGCTGGCAGGGTCTGGAGTTCGACGCCCCTCGACAAGGTCGTGCGATGACACCCAAGGGGCAGCCCGGCTGCCCCTCATCACAAGGAGAAGACCATGGCCAACACCACCTACTACGGCATCGTCAACGAAGACTCCCTCTACATGCACTACCCACGCCTGTGCGAGGACGGAACCGAGTCGCTGTCGAGGGCATTCGACCTGGCCCGCCAGGAACTTGCGGAGGGGACCAGGGAGGTCACCGTAGTCCTCGCCACGTATGACCCGGACACAGGGCTCTTCTACGAGAAGGCCTCGCTGGCCCATGTCACTGCCACCGACGACTTGATGGACCACCTGGACACCCACGCGGAGGTGACGTCGTGAGCACACACGTAGAGACCAAGCACGAGGTGGTCATCTGCCTCGACTGCGGCGTGCCCCTGTTCCAGGAGAAGGGACTGGCCGTCAAAAACTGGACCCTGTTCTGTGAACGGTGTCCTCAACCTTCAACCACCAACGAGAAGACCATGCCCGAAACCAAGAAGCCCGCCCACTGGCTTGACATCATCCCGGCCCTGCCACCCGAGCGGTGGGGGGTATACCTCAACACGGACGACGAGAACCGAGAGGTTGTGGCGCTCGCCCGCGTGCCCATCGATTCGATCACTGGGTTTACCGAGTGGTCTGTCGCCGATGAGTTCGGCGAGGAGTTCTACGTCAGGGACGCGGCCCTGCGCGTCAACCTCGAATCCCCCGCCGGCTTCGCATACGGGCTGCGGCTGCTGATCTCAAGCGGTCGGCCGGTAGAGGCAGCGCTCAACAGCACGGGTGCAGCCACGTTTCGCTTTTGGCTCGGCAATACCACCGACGCCGACCGCGTCGACCTCGCCAAGGCCCTCGCCGAGGTGATGTCGTGACCGAGATCAGCCGCACCGCCTTGACGTCCGCCGAAGCTATCCGCATCGGCACACGTCTGGCCGAGGAGGCCGGGTATGACCGGATCAACGAGGCTTGGCCACGCCGATGCTCAGCCAACAGGCTTTGGACGGTCTACCTCCGACACGGGCCTCGCGGCCAACAACTCGCAGGTATCGCCGTCATTCGTGACGACTCCCCCGAGACCGCCACGTTCACAACGGAAGTGATGTAATGAGCTTTCCCAACACCTCAGTCTCCGAGCGCTGGGCCACCCCGCAGTGGCTCTTTGACAGGCTCGACGCCGAGTTCCACTTCGACCTCGACGCTGCCGCAGACTCAACGAACCACAAGTGCAAGCGGTGGATCGGTCAAGACGAGGACGCCCTTGCCCTTGTGTCTCCTTGGTATGGGCCAATCGGGCAGCGATATGCTGTTTGGTGCAACCCTCCGTACCGAAAGAGCGGCGGAGGCATCTACCCTTGGCTGGAGAAGGGTCTGGAGACGGCCCGGAATGGCACGACTTGCGTCATGCTGATCTACGCCAGGACAGACACCAGGGCTTGGACGGAAATCGTCCATCCCTACGCCGACGAGGTACGCCTGATCGCCGGCCGTCTGAAGTTCGATCCGCCTCCGGACTACACCGGCACCGCAACGACCGCTGGTGCTCCGTCTGCCGTCATCATCTTTCGACCAGAGACAGCCTGGATGGGCAGGCCTGGTGGGGCTCAGTATCGAGTGATGGAGCAGGTGGAGGTGACGTCGTGAACGACTTGATTACTTGCCCAGAATGCGGAACCGGTGACACTCGAAAGCTGAGGGTCACAAGGGTCGTCATCCAACAGCTTGGTCTGACTCCCACCCAGAGTCCTACCCACTACCTCGAAGGCAGGCCGAGAGACATTGCACCGATGCGGCTGCACTGCGCATGCGGTGCGGACTTCCCGGTGCCGACAGGTGCGCTGGCAGATGCGGACGCCCCTCGCTCTACCACTTGACCCTGCGGCGCAGTGAGGCATAGACCTCAAGGTCCCTGCCTGCATCAGTCGGAGAGACCGACATGCGAGACCTGACCCGCTCCCTGTCGGCCATCTCCTGGTACTGAGAGGCTGCATCCTTCTCAACCGACGCATCCAAAGCCAATGCGGACCAGAAGCTGCCTGACTTGGAAAGAAGGTGGCGCACAGCCGTATCGCCCAGAACCTCTAAGTCTGACGGCTTGCCCTGCACCTCGCTCAGCAGCAGCCTTGACTGCCTGCACAACGTAAGGCCGGCATCAGGAACAAAGGGGGCGGCCTGCTCTAAAGTCAGGTCTGGTCGGACATACCGTCCACCCAACACCAAAGAGAGTACGTCATCCATGCCACGCTCCGACTCCAAGAGACACCGTATCCTAAAAGGTGAACTGCCGGCCACGCACCCGGTTCAGCATCTCATGCTTCAACTTTGGGCTGGCTGGAGACAAGTGGAGTCCGGGCTGTCAGCAGACGGAAAACCGCCGGGCTTGGACCAGTTCGCCAGCGCTGTCGGAACAAGCGTCAGGCGTGCGGCACGGGTCCTTCGTGGCAACTACGCTGACAACAGGATGCCCTACGGCAGCATCGAGACCTGGACTCGGAACCTTCAGTCTCACTGGGAGTCTCGTGGCCTTGACCTCGATGTCTGGATTGTCCGCCGGCCAGACGGCCGGTATTCCGTAACCATCAAGAAACGTATACAAAGGCCTTGACGGAAAGGTGTCAGGCGTGTACTTTGGCTTTGACAGGAGAGACCATGACCCGCAACGACCTCATCAACGCTTTCATTTCCAACCCACGCGGCGGCATCGTCGTTGTCCGTGGCTACAACTCTGCGCAGAGTGGCCACAACGAGGACATCTGGCTGAACGTCGGCATCAACTGGCTGCGAGCCAACGAGCGCAGTGCAGCGAAGCTCAAGAGCGTCAGTGCTTTGAGCGTGGCCCTGGGCTGCCCGACCACTACTCGCTTGGAAGACCCGCGTGAGGCTCAGCGTATCGCCGAGCTTGCGCTGGCCAAGGTCAACAAGTCGGTCGACAATGTTCTGGCTGGTGTCAGCACAAGGCCCAGCCCATTCCGTGAGCTTGCTCCCGGCCTGTACATCAAGCGTGACGACGACGTAGTCGACCTCACCGCTCCGGTCTACATCCGTGGGCTGTTCAACAACGTGTTCGTGAACGAGCACTCCACTGCCGACAAGAAGATCCGTCGGTCTAAGGACGTCACTCTCGTCCGCAGGTGGATTGAGAAGGACCTTCCAACCTCCAGGTTCCAGACGGTCAAGCTGGACTGGAGGTCATTCGACACAGTCTCAGTCAACGGTCAGCGGTTCACCCCGTCGGACCTCTTCATCAACAGCAACCTTCGGAGTCAGGCATGAGTTCCTGGACAAACCACATTCATGAAGCCATCGACAACCTTGGTGAGGAGGCCGAGTTGGAGATCCTCACTCAGCTCCGGCTGCACCCGTCCCCTCAGCGATACCTGGAAGAGGCCGCCGACATCGCAGAGAGTCGAGGCTACCCCGAGCTTTCCGACGCCCTGGCTTCCGCAGCCCTCTTGATTTGGCACCGGAGTGAGTCTCGGTGACGCGACTCACAATCAACCCGCCAGGCCAGCATCTGTTGGCCTGGCAAACCCCCTCCGAGGACAACATGTCAACCCCCATGGACACCACAACACTGATCCAGCACGCCGTCTCTCGCAAGAAGTGGCTTGACGATGAGCTGGTTCGGCTGAGCGCCACGATTCAAGAACACCAGGATGAGCTGAAGACCTTGACACAGGTCATCGGCAAGCTCTCGCCAACGCCGTCCATCCGGCCGACGACTGCTCCTCCTCCCACAACGACGGAACTCGCCCGTCTGGCTGTTGCTGAGCGGTCTCCGTGGAAGGGCATCCAATCAACTCGGACCCGCAACGCTATTGCGGCAGTTCTTCAGCAGGCCAAGGGATGCTACTTGTCATCCCAAGACATCGCGGCTCGTAGTCATGGTCAGTTGACCGAGAAGAACGTGTCGGACTTCTTTCACCGACACTGCCATGTGCGACAGAAGCTGAACAAGCCTCCGGTCTTCAGCCGCATCAAGATCAGGCGTCCATCCGACCGCAAGAGGGTCTACGGATACCAGTTCAGCAGCTCCAACCCACTCTACTTCCAAACAACCAAGGACTGAATCATGCCCGCCACCAACCCGACCACCTCCCCCGCTCACTGGAGTGAGATTATTCCTCGTCAGATCCGGCTTCCGCCCGGAACGCCGGTCAGGCACGAATACCTCGGGCCCGGAACAACCATCGACATGAAGCCAGCGGTTCGCGGCTGGCCGTTTGACGGATACATCAGGTGGTTTGTCTTTGGCGAGGACCGACAGTGGAAGAAGTCCTCCACCGAGGATGTCTACCTTGACCTCAGCTCTCCAGAAGGCTTTGCTTTTGGTGTCCGAGAGTTCTACGCCTGGGCTGACAGCCTCTTCTACGAGAGCAGCAGACACAAGGACCAGAAGGCTCTCGACTGGATGGAGGCGTACCTGGAGAACGACATCACCGATGAGGATCGGGTTGAGCTTGCTTTCGCACTGTACGCAATCTTCAGCACCGAGGAGTGGAACTGAGATGCCCGACCTGATTGACCGCCAGGAGCTGCTTGGGTCCATCCGGGACTACCTGTCCTACATCCAGACCAAAGAGCAGCAACACATGAACGACACGCAGCGCGAAAGCATTTTGATTTACCAGGGGATGCTCCTGGGAATCACCGGGTGCATCAATCGCATCATCAGCCAGCCACAGCACAACGAGTAAGCGGCATGAACACATACAAGATCATCAGGATGTTCCAAGCTCAGCGCCAAAACGAGGTCGTAAAGACCGGACTGACCTTGGAACAGGCACAGGAGCATTGCTCCGACCCGGAGACAAGCTCCAGGACCTGCACTACACCGGAGAGCCGTGAGCGGACCGAGAGGTCTGGACCATGGTTCGACGGCTACTCCTCGGAGTAGAGAACATCTCGTGTCCCCCGTTGCTTGTCCTAAGTCCCGCCGCGTCGGGAGCAACGGAATGGGGCATGGTTACGACGCAGCGGGCTCGGCGACTGGGGGCGTCCAGAGGTGACCAGCACGATGGTCACCAACCCCCAACCCTTCACCCCTCACTGACAGGAGAACCCATGTTCATTCCGTACAAGATGGCCAAGGCCTTGGCCATCACAATGAGCAAAGACCCAACCCGACCCACCTTGAATCAAATCGGTGTCCACGCCATCACTGACAACCGGCTCAGGCTTGAGAGCAGCGATGGATACCGGATGACACGACTTCAGTTTCCAAACAGCATTGGCGCACGCGCTGGCGAGAGGTTCGCCATCAAGGCATCCGAAATCTTGAACCTTTGTGTTGGCATTGCCAACGTCGATCAGGGCCTCCAAAACATGGAGATGTTGGAGGGGCAGAACCGCTTCCCCTCCACCGACCATGTGGTGCCATTTGAAAACCGGACGCCAGCCAAGATCGTCGGGTTCGATCCTTTGTTTCTGAAAGAGGCTTACGAAGTGATCGACTGGACCACCAAAAGAACAGCCCACAAGGAAGTTGGGTTTGGATTCAAGCAGCGCCGAGCCTCGAACACCCTTGTCAAGTGGTCCCACGGAGCCCAACATGAGCCTGTGGTCCTGTCCTGGACGTTCGACTTGACCATAGAAGAGCACGAGCAGCCGGAACGGGACCTGCGTGGAACCATTGTCCTCATGCCAAAGCGGATTGACTAATGAACATCTTCATTGCAACCGCATCCGCAGTCATTGCTACATGGGTCATGCTCTCCGAACTCATCTACGACCCAAGAGGTGACCGAGAGGACGCCTATCTTGCAGTAGGGTCTCTACTGACGCTGCTTGGCGTGGCTGCACTCGGAGCATGGGCCATCATCAGCAACCTTCCTGTGGCATAGGCCGATCAGTTTGGCTGATCAATCCATCCGCAGCACAGGCACAGCCGCCTGTTAGCGTCATCGCCCTCCATCATCCGAATAAACGGAGGATGGGGGGCTCCGACATGACCACACTCGGGGCAGGACTCGTCAATGACGACGGCCCAGCAGTCCTTCCATTTCACTCGCTGACCCGGAAACAAGACCATGCTTTCGTCCATGGTCTCTAAGTCTGGGTGAAGAATATACGGCGGTTCCATTCGAGGCATTACGTGTCTTATCACATTACTCACTGGACCAGGTGTCCCTTTACACAATCGTTGGTTTCAAGCGTCGAGCTGTACCTCGGCCATCCAATATCAGTTGTAGGCTTACATCACTCGACCTGGGCTCCAATCTTTGTTGTGTGCAGCCCCTCAAAGGAGGCCTCCAGAAGGCTTCAGGACGCTTCTGACGACCGAGGGAGGGCCGTGGCCTACTGGGGCTCATGGAAGACCGTCAACGGGCACCGGGTGACCGGATACCGGCTTCTTCTAAAGGGCGAGCCAGTGCCTGGCTCAAGCACAAGGCCAATCAAATCACGTCTTGCGCAAGCCGATGCCCAGACATAGGCTTCAGGTGGGTGATCTCCTGTCAGAATCAACCCACGCCCCCAGCCCCACCGCTTCTCCGGGGCTGGGGGCACCTCACCAAAGAGGTTACCTTCGCGAGTCCGCTGGGTGTAGACCAAACCCTTGTGGGCGGTACTACGCGAGAGCCCAGCGGACACACTTTCCTCGGCCTGCGGCATCCAACCAACGGCATTCCGCCTACCATGAACGGAATGAACGCTCTGAGGGTGTGCCGCCAGCATTCCGCTGGAGCCCCAGTGGGATGTCGCAGGCCATCTATTCACAGCGGTAAAACAGACCGCTCACAAGCCCACCTGGATGGGCATCCTTGACAGACCAGAACCGCACAAGGTAGAAGACCTTCACTCCAATCTCTGGATGTGGCTCACACGAGCCGCCCCCCCCGGTCGCTCCGGGGGGCTCTCCAGGGACGGGAACATCAGAGAACTGGAGACGATATGTCAGAACAGGCCGGTGCAGAAGTGCGCCACCGACCAACAGGCTCAAGATGAGCGTTGCCTCGGACTACGGAGACCTGCTTCGGACCGAGTGGTCCGAGCCAATCAAGCCGCTCTATGCTCGGGTCGAGCTTCAGACGATCATCGACGCTGGAGACCTCAAGTCCTGGTCTAAGCGAAAGCTGCGGGCACGCTGGCGTTGGTCCTTTGCCAAGACCGCATCCCTTTGGGACCAGATGACCGGTGAATCGCATCGCAGTAGCGTTCCGGTAGCGTCTGAATCGCGTTCCAGTAGCACCCAGACGAGCCAGTCAGCCAATGTAGAGGCGCAGCCGGTAGCGCTTGAGTTGCAAGACGATTCCGCCTCACGCACGCCGGCATCCGCGCCCGGATCAACTGTGATTCCCCCCCCTCCCCCTACGGGGGAGTCTCCCCCCCACGGGGGAGAGGTCACTTCTCGACCCGAGATCAAGCCAAGCCATGCTCACGAGGTCTTCCTCTACTGGAAGGCCTGGCATCCAGGGGCAAGGAAGCTCAGCACGGGAGACCGGACCCTCATCAACGCCCGGATTCGAGAATCAAGCGTTGCGGACTGCAAGCTGGTCATCCGGTGGGCACATGAAGCCGGTGATGCCAGCTTCTTCCGAGGCGAGAACGACCGTGGCAAGAAGTACCTCGGGCTGCCGACGCTGATGAAGTCAAAGGGGTGGTCGTCCAGGCTTGGCGACGCCACTGACTGGAAGGACCGGGGCTACCAGGACCTCAGGCCAAAGTCATCCGCACAGGATGCATCGGTTGCAGACCGTGCATGGGCGCGACTGAAGGCGGTTTCAGGAATGGACTCGCCTCCTGGCGTTGGTTGGCACTTCTCAACAAACAAAGACCCGAGGTTTGACTCCATGGCCATCGACGCGGTCCGTAGCGTCTGGGGTTCATGGCGGGAGATGGGCTCGGACACCGGCCTTGACTTCAAGGCCAAGCAGTTCAAACAAGCATTCTTGGATTCTTACAGCAGGAGAAGCTCTCAATGAACGACCAGACGTTTCCAAATGCCATTGGTGCCGAGCGCTCCTTGCTTGGGTGCATCATCATGGACTCCAGCTTGATTTCAAAGGTCAAGGACCTTGTCGGGCCTGAAGACTTCTATGACGGCAGGCACCGGAGGATCATGGAGCTTGTTCTCAAGATGCACGAGTCCGGCGACGCCATCGACCAGATGACTGTTGTTCAGGTGGTTGCAAGTTCTGGTGCTGACGAGAGGACATACGGTGGACCCGCATACGTGCTCGGCCTGTCCGACTCTGTCGTGACAATGCTTCACACGGAGCAGCACGCTTCCCTGATTCGCCAGACCTCCATACGTCGGATGATGATGATGGGGTTCAAAGACCTGTCGATGAAGGTCCAGGACAGCGAGACCGCCCTGGCAGCGGTTGTGTCTGAGTGCATGAGCCTGGCAAAGAGGGCATCTGACCAAGCTCCAGGAAGGTCTGTCTGGAAGGACATGGAGGCTGTCATTGATGCCCACGACAAAGAGATGGAGGAGAGGTTTAGGGCCGCCAATGAGCAGCGCGTGATCGGTGTTCCGACAGGCTTGATCGAGCTTGACCACAAGCTCGGAGGACTGAAGCCCGGCAAGAGCTACGTCGTCGCAGCAAGGCCCGCGATGGGCAAGAGCGCTGTCTTGAGCAACATCCTGACCTACGCGGGACGCAACGGGCATCGGTGCGCCGAGTTCTCTTTGGAGATGGGAGACGTAGAGCTGTTTGACCGTCAACTCGCTGACGTCGCCGGCATCAACTACGGACGCCTGCAGTCGGGGAAGCTCGACAAGCTCGACATGACGCGGATGGATGATGCAAAGAACGAAATGTACAGCTGGCCAATCCACCTGGATGACACTCCAGGAAGAAGCATTGGCCAAATCTGTGCAGCGGCCCGACAGCTCAAGTCAAAGCACCCCGACCTCTCCTTGATTGGGTTGGACTACATCCAGTTGACGCAGGCGTCGAGCCCTGAGGCAAAGAAGAAGCGCGAGCAAGCCATCTCGGAGATTAGTCGAGAGCTGAAGCTGCTTGCGCGAGAGCTGAATGTTGCGACGGTTGTTCTCGCTCAGCTCAACCGAGAGTGCGAGCGTCGGCCAAACAAGCGCCCCATGCTCAGCGATCTTCGGGAGTCTGGGGCGATTGAGCAGAACGCTGATGCCGTCATCATGCTGTACCGAGATGAGTACTACAACCCAGACAGCCCGGACAAGGGCGTTGCGGAGCTTCTGATTCGTAAGAACCGGGGTGGAGCAACCGGAAAGGTGCGCCTGCTTTGGGAGCCTGAGTATCAGCGCTTCAGCACGCTCGCGGAAAACGTGGTCACCCTGTACGGGTCGTCTGGCTTCACTCCAGATCCCGACGATGACCTTGGTTTCAGCGGTTAGGTGTCTACTTTCCGAGTGGCACCATGATACGGTCCAGACCAGATTGTTTCTGACTTAGGAGAATCCACATGTCCTCTACCGTCCCCACCGATCGCATTGTTCAGCAGTCGGAAGACCTCATTCCGCACGCGATGAAGCTGAACAAGGACACCCTGAAATCAGAAAAGGCCAAGGGCCCTCCCAAGGTCACAAGCCCTGGTGTTCTCATGACGGTCGGGCAGCAGGCCATGCAGAAGCTGGTGGACGGGGCCTTTGAAAAGCTGGAGATTTCCAGCGCCGATGAGCTTCCGCCTTACCGGGTCAAGCTGTCTGACAAGATCCGGTGGAGCATCCCCAACCTGTTGAACGCCGTCACTGAGCCCGGCTTCTACAACATGGTCACTCGTCAGGCGTGGGGCATCCGAGAAGACATCATCCGGTCGCAGCCCAATGGGGACTGGCAGCCGACAGCCTTCCGGTTTGTTGAAATCCTTGATGAGATGAACAACATCCCGCACCTTCACCTTGTGATTCGCTGGATGGACCTGAACAACGAGGACGAAATCCGGTACGCCAACGGTGCTCCGGTCTCGTCTCCGACGGTCAACGTCCACAACGACAATCTGGGCTACAAAGAGCTGATTGCCGCAATGAACAACAAGGACAGCGCCAACGACCAGCTTGTTGAGCTTCTGACCAAGTTGCTTGCCAACCAGGCTGGCGTTGAAAAGGAGCCGGCAGTTGCCGCCCCACCCTCCAAGGAGGAGCCAAAGGTTGAGAAGAAGACCTCGGGCAAGAAGGCGAAGAAGAACCTTCCTCCCGGCGTTTAGCTACATCTCATCCTGATGAACCGGGACTGTTGTCCCGTCATCCCTGAGACGCCCAGCGGTTTCCAGCCGCTGGGCTCTTGCAATTGCCTCGCGCTCGGGCTCCGGCTCGTCAACATCCATGGCCCTGCGGACGTACTTGGCCATCCTGAGGACTTGCTTCCTGTTCTTTACTCGTGCCATGCGATGAACCTACCATGGTATTCAGCGGCTGGACAAAGGCGTTGAGGCCCTACCCAACAACCGCAATCCTGAAAACGGGTGTGTGTGGCCCCACATACGAGCCAACAATGTTGAACTCAAAGTGATCAACGGCTTCGGAGTAGGTCATGTTGAAGTCCGACATCAGCAAGCGAATGCACCTGTCCTCGTCGTACATCGCGACCTCCCCCTGACAGGGCTTCCGCACGACCCCAACCAAGGCGGAGTCCAGCCCGTCACAAATCAAAGCATCCGGGTTGACTTCCTCAAGGTACGCCTTGATCTCATCGGAACTCATTTCGTCCATGACCCTCGTCCTAACTTCTGGTCAATCAAACAAGTCGGCAAGCCAACCAGTCTTGTTGGCCTCAACATCTTCCTCATTTGACTCGGAACGCCGCCGCGCAGACTCCAGGCCCGCATCTGTAAACAGAAGGCTTTGGGTGTTGCCTTCCAGGTCATGGACCTTGACTGCGTAGTAGTGCAACGCAGCACCAAAGCGCCGGTCTTTGTTCTTCCGCAAGGAAAGCACGCCGAGCTTTAGTCCCTCAGTGTCCTCTGGGTTGTCCTCGCCTCGGCTTTGAGCAACCTCGAACTCCTTCTCGGTCAGAAGAAGGTACTCCTCAGCGGTTGCCGAGTAGTCGGCTTCCACCTTCAAGCAAAGGTACTGGCCGCTGGAGCCAAACTTCCGGTCCTTGTTGTCGATCAGCTTGATCTTTCCCTTTGCCATTAGAACTCCCTTAGTGGAATGGACGAGCCACACCTCGCACAACCAGGCGTGGGCATGTAGGACTTGTGGCCGCAGAATCGGCAGTAGTAGGTCGGGGATGTGTTGAGAAAAGCCATCAGTGCTCCCAGCATCCCTGCATGACAACCTTTGCATAGGGGCTGGAGCCCTTTGGGGCATACCAAGTGCGCACCTTCAGGTTCCAGACTCGGGAGTCCGTGGTGAAGGCACCGCCCGCTTCCATGCCGTCCATGATGGCACCAACCGCGTTGTCGATGTCTGGCTTGGTGTGGCACGGGTTAGCGATGTCTGTCCACAGCTCCTTGGGGTAGCCCTGAGGCCTGGACTTTGGGCGCTGTTTGTAGATGTCGACCTCCAGGTAGATGGGCTCATCAAGCGGAGGGGCTCCCCGCATTGCGAGCTTTGTGACCTGGGCCACCATCTGGACGTACTTTTTGTACTTCTTAGGCATGAAGGTGCCATGCATCGTCACCCTTGGACGAGCCTTGCCAACCACCGCCCCTGGAATCTTGATGATCATTCGTCCATCTCGCTGAACTGCGGAAGGTCAAAGGGATCGATGTCCAGCCGGTCTATTAGAGCCATCAAAACACTATCGCCTGGGACCTTGCCGGCCTCTATCTGACAAAGGTATGGCTGAGTCACGCCAATAATATTGGAAAGCTCGACCTGGGTCAGATTTGACTGCAGCCGGTGCTGGCGGATTAGCCGTCCAAGCTGTTTCCCGGCGGGTTCCTTAGCAAGCAATCCCTTTACCCAGGGGTTATTCATGATTGATATCTCCAGTACCCACTGTTATAGTCAACCTCGACAGGAGAAGTCCAGTAATGAGCCGCGACGTATATGACCGACGGTCGACCCTCGGTTCCAGCGACATTGCCAAAGTCCTTGGCCTATCCCCGTGGGGAGACGCCTGGGATGTCTGGCTGGAGAAGACCGGGCGGACCGAGTCCTCACAGGGGTTCACTGGTGACCAGGCCGCAGGTAACATGATGGAGGATGCGGTTGCTCGTGAGATGGGCAAGCGCATGGATCTCATCTTTGAGCCGGGCCCTGCTCTTTCCGAACCCCCAAACATCGGACAAGAGCCGTGGATGAGCGCAAGAGTCGACTTCCGTGGCCGCGTCTGGAAGGGCCGCAGCTGGAAGTGCGGGCTGGAGGTCAAGACCCTAAGGTCGTTTGGCGATGATTGGGGGCCTGATGGCTCAGACCTCTTCCCGCCAGACAAAGCGGCACAGGTGGTCTGGCAGCAGGCGGTCGATGACTCGTACCCGTTTACCGTGCTCGCCGCATGGGCCTGGTCGAGCTACGAGTTGCGCACCTACCGCATTGAGCGAGACAAGTCCGTCGAGAAGGCGCTTGTTGATCGGATGAGGGGGTGGTGGCACGACTATGTCGAGAAGGACACCCCTCCCCCGGTTACCGGCTCAAAGGGATGCAGCACTGGACTGGCAAGCCTGTTCCCTACCCCTAAAAAGAAGACCTATCGAGAGGCCACTGCTCTCGAAATCAAGCTGATTGACGCCTACAAGCATCAGGTCGACGCAGAAAGGGCTGCACAGAAGGAAAAGAGGGAGCTTGGGAATCTAATCAAGCAAGCCATTGGGTCGGACTACGGCCTGAAGGCAGAAAATGGCAGCCCCATCATCATTTGCTACCACCAAGGCAAGGGCAAGCGCCTAAAGCCTCTCAAACAGGATGAATCTGAATGAGCAACAACGCCGTTGTAAAGTTCGAGGCCACTCTCGCGCAAGTCATGCCGAAGGTTCGGGCTGGGTTTCCAATGTCCATCCCGGACGACAAGCTCCAGCGGGCCACTGACCGCCTGATGTTTGCCATCAAGGCGTCTGCGACCGCAAACGCCAAGATTTATGACTGCACAGCATCCTCGGTTGCTAACTGCATCTGCCTCTCGGCCCTGACAGGGCTTCTTCCTGGCGGCGCAGTGCCCGTGGTGGACCTCATCCCTCGCCAGCGGTCCTTCAAGGGCCCACGGGGCTGGCAGAAGGTCATGGAACTCAACTGGCAGATTGGCTGGCGTGGGTACAAGGCCCTCGGAGAGAAGCTCGGGGCGGTTCTTGAGCCGCGACTGGTGTTCAAGACCGACAAGTACGATGTGCGGTTTGGGTTGAACCCAGACCTGGTCCATGTTCCAGACCTCGATGGAGACCGGACATGGGAAAACCTCCGTGGCGCGTACATCATTGTCCGTCTGCCCAACGGACACGTCAGCTTCACGGATCTGACCAAGGCAGAGATTGAGAAGCGCCGCGCCGTTTCTCAGGCCTGGCAGTACGACCAGAAGGACAACAAGTCCGCCTCCCCATGGAGCCAGTGGCCATTGGAGATGGCTCTCAAGACCATCGTCTCCTACGCAGCCCGAAGGGGGCTCTTCCCCATCGATGAAGAGTTCACCATGGCGCTCGACCTGGACGGAAGAGAGGCACCAGACAACGTCCTTGTCTTTGACGCCGAGGCCGAGGAGGTCAAAGAGCCCAAGGCCGAGCCAAAGAGCATTGCATCATCGACCGGAATGGGGGCCCTGGACAGCGTCCTCAAGGCCGCTCCGTTGCCCGAGCCTATTCCGGTTGACTTCAGTGAACAGTCGCCCCCTGAGCGCAAGCCTGAGCCAGAGGAACCCCAAACTCCTGCGGGGTACAACGGTCCTCAACCATCCTCAGCGCCGGGACTTGCTCTCGGGGGCGGCTCTCCTTCTGGAGTTAGCCAGGCATCAATCGCGGCTGCTGAGCAGCGGATTCCAGAGCAGTCCGTGTTCTCAATCAGAAAGCAGCTTGGCATCCGAAAGAATGCCCGAGTTGAGTCCATGGATGAGGACGTGAAGACAACGTACCTGGACTGGCTTGAGTCCGAATACGCTGAACTTCATCCAGGGTGATGTGGCCAGAAGGCTGGCTTACGCGGTGATGGAGTACTGAGTCCCCACCGCGTGGGCCTCGAACAGCGTCAGCCCGGACAGGTCGTCTTGAACAGTCAGGACGAGGCTGTCCAGGCTGTTTGGCCTGATGGTCAACGGCTTCGGCCAGCTTACTGTCGCAACAAGATGGTCTGTTCCGGCTGCAATCCCGTCGGTCTTCCCGACAATCTTGACCCCCGATCCTGACCAGGATGTGTACCTGTAAAGGTCAATGATCTTCTTGACCGGAGCAGGGAAAACCTCCACCGACACTATCGGGGAGCCCTTCTTTTCTGTCAGCTTGATGCCGTTAGTGAGGGCACCTGAAGCACCAAACACACGAAGCTCTGAGGCTGTGGCAAGGTCCATACCAGATGAGTGGATGGTAAGGATCAGGTCCGTCACCTCAAAGGTGACTCCGCTTGGAGGGCTCAAAGTAAACTCAACAGCGGTCGATGAACCATCCACGTTCATCGACGCACTGCTTGAGCTATTGAGCAACTGCTTGCTCAACAAACGGAAGTTCTTTCCCATTAGCCTTCTTCGGACGCCTCTTCTGCGCCATCGACCGCCTCTTCTGCCGCGACCTTCAGGTCTTCCGCAGCTTCAGCGATGGCCTTTCCGCCTTTCCAGGCCTTGGCGAAGTCTTCTGCGCCAATCCCGAGGATTCCTGCGATGCCAAGATTCTGGATGGCCTCCAGACTGCCCTCTCCAAGGGGCAATCCCATGAAGTCAGCAATCGCAACCAGCAGTGTGGTGGCAACAACGATGAGTAGACGTCGGCTTCCATAGTCCTTCATGATTCTCTCCGGGCTGCGCGACGGGCCTGGCGGGCCTCGCGGCGTTCAAGTCGGTTGGCTTTGCGCTCGGCCCGGGCCTCGGGCGCCATGAGCTTAGATACGATGGCCTGGCCGATGGCAATGCCCTTTGTAATCGCTTTTCCGTCGATGGCTTCCAGCGCTGCACCCCAAGGGCCGCCGAGCAATGCCTCGAAGTCGAGAAGGTCATCTGCAAGAGAGCCGATCATCTCGGCAGTCTGGTTCGGAGCAATGCCCAAATCCAGCAGGCCATCAGCGTGGTCCTCCAGCGTCTCAATGAGGTCGCCAGACAGGTCATCGAGAGCAGGAAGCTCTGAGATATCAAGGATTTCCATTCTATCGCTTACTCTTTGTCCCCTTACATGCCCAGCGTTTACGGCTCAGGCGAAGAGGACTGTTGGGGTTCTTGGCTGCTTTGGGGTGCTTCTTCATTTGCCCAGCACTCCTGGCACAATAGGCATCGCCCTTCTTTGTTCCGGGCTTTACTCGCGCTCCACCACCCTTGGCCTTACCGGCCTGGCCGTATGAAACCTTCTTGCCAGAAGCTGTGATCTTGACGCGGGCCTTGCCCTTTGCAGGCTTCCTGGTAGGCATTGAAATCCCCGGTCTGGTCAGTACTTCTTTGTCTTTGACTTGGCCTTAGGCCTCTTAGGCGAGGAGTAGCCCTTCTTTGCAGCAGGCTTTGGCTTCACCTTCATCTTGGATGGCTTCTTATAGGGCATTTCACTTCACCTCAAGGTAGCTAAGGATCCCAGCGGCAAGAGCCTCGCCGACCCGGACAAGGCCATCAGCATACCAAAGGTGTCGATTGTCAGCGCTGTCGATAAAGCCGGGCTCAAAGCAAATGCCTGAAAGATTGGCAGGTCCTTCGTAGACACCCTTGATGGTGTTGTAGGCATTCCCCCAAAGAGAGGCGCTCGCCGCTTCGCTTCGGGACTTGCCTACCAGCTTCCCAAGCTCAGACGACACCGCAGACGACAGTCGCTGTCCTGCTCCGCTGCGCTTGTCGTAGCAGACGAGCCCATAAGATCCGCCACCAGCATTCACATGACAGGCGACGTAGACGCACTTCCCGGTCACAGCTTTAGCGGCTTCACGGACGTAAGCATGACGGGCGCTGTACCAGCCATATCCAAGCATGATGGTCGGAACGCCAGCCACTTCCAGCGCGTCACGCGCGGCCTTTATGTAAGCCCGAGAAAGGTCCGTCTCCCGAAGGTCTTCGAAGCTGGCTCCATGATCGTCCTTCCCAGGCTTTCCATGGTGCTGCCAGTCAAAGACAACGTAGTTCTCACTCACGGAGCTACCGACGGTCCCATGACGGGGACAGGAGCAAGGATCACTTCACCAGAGTCGTCCGTGATTTCCGACTCCTCCATCGAGACAATGACCTCCTGAGCCTCTTCGTGAGCCTGGATTGCCTTCTTCAACAGCTCGATGTCGATAGTTCGCACGTCCTCCGACATTGCCTGAAGTTCACCCATGAGTTCTTCGTGAGCCTCCTCTGCCTCCTGAGCAACTTGAGCAGCAGCTTCAGGCGACATCACAACCTGAGCGGGCTCGCCCGCAGTCGAAACAGTAGCGGCCAAGAGGAGGGAGAACATGGCTTACTCCAGTACAGTCACGGATGAACAACTCTCAGGCAGTGTAGGACATGGGCCTTCTATCTGACCAATGGCAACTTTCAAAGAACACACCTCAATGCGGCCTGCCTTGACTTCACACAAGGCCTCGCTGTGCTGCCTTTGGGTCGCAAAAGGGAAGTCTTCAGGGTCCACGAACCCCTCATCGATCACATAGTTGATCAACATGGTGGAACCAAAAAGCACGCTGCTTAGCCAGACAATCACAACGAACGGCTCGTTTTTTACTGTCCACCAAAGCCACGCCCAGGCGTCCCGCTTCCACTGACTAAAGCGCCGAACTGTCTCCGGGCGGACCTTTCCTGTGCCCTCCCTGGCGTCAAGAGCACTCTCAAGGGCATTGAGCATCTGCTCTTCAGTAAGACCTTCCCGCTGCTTGGAAGGCTTAGACCAAACAGCAGTCTTCTTCTTCTCGTCGTCTGACATGGCGCACCTACTTAGGTCTGCTGACGCCAGCGATACCCCACCCGAACATTTGACCATGTGATTGTTACCGTTGGACTCGTGTCGATGTGGCTGAGCACGATCCCGATGTGGATACCGTTCTGGTATCCGCCCGAGCTGATCGATGAGTGCGCGAGGTGCTGCACGCTGGGATTGGATCCAGTGTCGTAGCAGCTAAGCCATGTCTCGTCACCCTTGAGCGTTCCCAGGCCTTCATCGAAAACCGTGGTTAGCTCGGCATAACCAGCAGATCCGCCAAAAGCTGCGCTAAGGCTTCCAAGTCCGCCAAAGCGGGTAGGCCCGCGCATCTTGATGTCGTCAGCTGAGTCGATTGCGAACCCCCCGTGGTATCCATGGTTGTTCACCTGCGCTCCGCTCTCGGACTCGGGGATGTTGCACAGCTCAATCATCGCTGTGGCGGAGTCCGGGCCAGAGGTCGCGTAGGTCAGCTTGAGCCGCTGATCGAGGATCACAGAGTCGGTCGGGCGCTGGACCATCTGCATCAGCGTGGCGCCGTCCGAGGCGTCTGCCCCGCCGTGAACGGCGTCGATCACGACGGTCGAGGTGAGTCCAAGCGACGAGGACGCTGCTTTCAGAATCGTGGTCGTCCCGCGAAGAGTGCAATCATCCAGATTCTGGTAGATGTACCCGTCCTCGTCGCCAACCCGCACGAGGTGCTTGACCGTGACGGTGCCGTCGGTACAGGCCGCGACCCAGGTCCCGGCACACCAGTCAGCCCCATTGGTGTCCGTGGGTGTCCAGGTCACCGTGGCTGTGTTGGTGGCGCTGAGAAGGGATGTCCGGCTTACACCATTCGGATCCTTGAGGGTCCAGGTGTAGGTGCCCTCACCGTCCGCAGCGGTACTGGTGACCTGAGACAGGTCGTCTTGTGTGCTGTCCGCCGTTGTCAGGTTGAGATCGGACCCGCTTGCTGCCGCAGCCGCTCGCCGCCTGAAAAATCCTTTGCTAAAAAAGGCCACGCTCAGTCCACGTTCCAGTAGAGCCTTGCCACATCAATCTGGACTGTCCCGGTGTCTGTCTTTGCAAACAGGTAAACCTGTCCGGAAGTAGTCGCTGTTGCCGGAAATGTTGCAAACACATCCAGATCAATGGCCAGGCCACCATCAGTGGCAGTCGTAAGACCGGTAACAATGGTGGTTGCGCCGCTCGCGGAAGTGCAAGGCAGATCGCCCGCAGCGTCCCAGGTCAAGTAGACATTCAGTGATGCAGCACTGGATGCAATCGAGGACACATGGATTTCAAGATGACTCCAGTGACACGCGCTTGGCATGGCCCTGGAGTTGGCATCAACGGCGGAGTCTTCTTTGAGCAAAATGGCCTTACCAAGGGCAAAGCTATTCCCAACTGCAGACATTGCGCCATCGCTGCAGATAAAGCCCTGATCAGCCATGACTTAGGCCTCCTGGTTCGGGTGGAGGATCAGCGGATCTGGACGACCTTGACGTAGTCGATCTCGATCTTCTGGGTGGTCGTTCCGTCACCGTTCCGGACCATGAAAATGGGTGCCATCTCAGCCTGTGTCGCGTAGGTCACCGAGGTGACGGTCGTGTCCTTCACGCCGTCGATGTAGGGAGTGAGGACCCCAGAACCGGTCGCACCGCCGTTGAAGTGGAACCCAAGCCGAATCCAGGTGTTGTTGACCAAGGTGTGGATGGCCGCTGACTGGAGGTTGGTCCCGTTGTCGCTGGAACTGAAGTCGATGTTGGTGTCGCCATCATCCTTGTGGAACCCGATGCCGTTGGCAGGCATGTTGTCAGCCACACCTGTCAGGTCCTCCGCCTCTGCCAGTCCAACGAAGAAGTCCAGGTTGGTGGCATCTCCCCCAGCGAGTCGGACCCGCGCCTCGAACCAGACTTCCTTGCCCTCGATCAACTGGAAGGTCTCTTGCGCGAATGTGATCTGCTGGCCGTTGTCGTCAGTGCTCGCCTTGTTCGTCAGGAGCGCAACACCAAAGTTAGCGTCAGTCACCGCCTGCGTGCAGTCAGCGTGATCCTCAGTGACAGTCCAGGCAGCCCGGAGAATGTCAAAGTCGTCAAAGAACTCGTATGCGATGGAGCTGTAGGCCGGGTCTGCCGGCGACGGGGCACCGGCCCAGATGGCCTGGGCACCGATGGTCTGGGCCTCCAGGAAAGTACCATCCCATCGGAGCGTAAAGTCATCAGCCTTGCCCAAGGCAATGCCGCTGTTGTCCTCAAAGGGGATATCCTGGGTGAGCCGAGCACCATCAGAAAAAGCGGGAACGCGAGACATGTTTTTCTCCTGCGAAGAGTTGATTCAATCCTCGATGCGACCTTAGCACGGACGCATCAGTTTGGCTGCTGCTGATCAGTGTTCTACTCAGCAACCTTTTCCTCAGCGGCTCGGACCAAATCCTGTTGAGCCTGTTGAGCGGCGTATTCTACAGACTGGATGCGGGTTGGTTTGACGCCAACGAAGGCCAAGGCCTCCATCCAAGGACTAAGCCACGGTCGGTGGGTTTCCGTATCGTAGATGGCGTTGCCATCCTCGTCTTCTCCGACCCTTGTGAAGGGCAGCCTGTGGGTCTCAATAGTGGATTGCCACCCTTCCGGCTCACCACCACCAGCGTAGAGCCTTGCGGCCTTGACGACATGGTCTGTGATGCCGACCCGGTCTCCAGCTTGCACGGTGTCCTGCATGCGGGTTCCAGGAGTATGCACATCAACCCCAACTCTCCACTCTCCCTCCTCGTCCAGAAGGCTTGGGCTGATTGGATACGGCCAAAGGGACTTGAATGCCCACCACTTCAGTTGGCCTTCTTTGCTTGTGATCTTCCACTCAAATCCCTGGTGCGGGCTCGCGGCCCTGTCGCGTTCCCGGTAGTCAATCGGAACAGGCCGTGCTCCAAAGAACCGACGCATAGAGCCGTTGTTCATGAACTCATCAATCGCAATGAAGCTGTTCGGAACGGTCACGTCCTGAAGCTCCCTGCCCATAAACGGCTCAAACCCCGTCAAGGCAACCAGCGGGTATTGGACCCACGGGGTAAGTCTTGCCGCCAGCTTTGTGATCGCAGCATCCCTGGCCCTGGTGGTGCCGGTTCCGACGAGGGACTCCAGAAGCTGGGTCGCGGTATCGTAGACTTCAAACATCAACCCAAATGAGTCTTGGTACGGCAGCGGCGGCACGGTAAACATCACGCCGCTATACCGGTAGTCAGTCATTGCCATGTTGGCGAAGTAGACGGGCAGCTTCATCTGCGTCCACTCGTTGTCTACAATCTCAGGCTCATCCTTGAAGAACTCCTTCTTCAAGCCCCGAACCACGCGAACCTGGCCCAGAATCCGCGATGGGTTCTTGAGCATCGTGTCCCAGGTAAGGTCGAGGTTCTTACGAATGTAGCTGTAGAACATCACGACGTTCCGAGCGACAGTCTTCTCGGCATCAGTCAGGTCGTTGTAGTCGAGCATCGCATTGCGGGCGACTTCTGCTGCTTGATTGGGAGCCTTTCCGGACTTGAGTTGATCAATGAAGACGCCAACCCGGAAGTAGTTGTCGAGTGCAGTCGCAGACTCAACAAGCAACTTATTGCTGAACCACCAAGCCCTCAGTGGGTTGACAACATTTGTGGTCATCTTGTTGATGTCTTCAGCCAAAGATGTCGCTGTTTCAGTCTTTAGCGCAGAGGTGTTGAGGCCTTCGGCCGTAGAAAGCCGAACAAGCTCATCAACTGTGTAGATGCGCCCAAAGCGGTCAACAATAGGCTTTGAGTACGGGACCCTAACTCCATCGCCAAACAGGCCTGCTACCACAGACGCCGTCATCATCGGTTCGCCAAAAGTAGACGCCATCGCCCGTTTTCCGCCAACAGCTTGGTACATCTGGAAAGATGCACCAAGAGTTGAGGAAACGTAGTACGCCGCATTGACTGTCCAGAAGAATCCAGTCGTGATTCCCATGCGAATGTGGTGAGGCATGTTTGGAATCAGCTTCATCATGGCGTCAATAGCTTTGCCAGTAAGCAAGCGTGCCTTGACTTTAGTAGTCCTCACCTCCTTACTCGAATCGCCAGGAACAAGACCCTTGTCGTATGCGGTCCCGAGCGGCCCGGTGGCTCGGTCCAAGGCCTTATCAAGCTCATTCTTCATGATTTCAGGCATAAGTGCCGTAGACCCATCAGGGAACGACGCCTCAACCCAATCCATCTGAGATGTCTTGAAGCCGGTCTGCTGGTAGAGGTCCATCGCGACCTCCCTGGCTGCAACATCCATCGCGGTGTAGCCAATAGCCTTGGTGTCCTCTTTCAAATGGGCAACGCGCTCAATGTCTCCGCGCTTTGTCAGGATTCTCTCCTGCTCTTTGCGCGTTCCAACATCCTCAGCTTCCACGCCACCACGTCTCGGCCCAGCAATAACCTCCGGGGCTCCAGGGACTTCCTCTGCATAGACAACCCAGTCTTGCCACTCAGAGATTTCCTTGAGGTGTTCGAGAACCCGCTCTTTGAACAGCGCGATGTCAGCCCCATAGGGAGCATCTTTTTCAGACGGAAGCCACTCGGAGAACTTGAGGTTGACGCCAACCTCCGCAAGCTCCTTCCACATGTCATCAAGGATTTGCATTGCTCTCATACGAACAATGGCCTGGGTCAGTGCGGCATCTCTGCTGAACTTAGGAATCTCATCGACCTTGGTGCCCGTCGCCAAGCCACGCTTGACCATAATGTCGGCAATCTCATCCCAATCACCATCATGGAACGCCCTATAGAAAGCCCTGACCTGATCAGGCTTGAGGGCGACGTCCCTCTTGATTCCACTAAAGCATTTGAAGATTACATCAGCCCGCTGTTCAGCTGCGTTGATCCGCTGCCTGACTGCATCTTCAAGAACACTGGCAGCATCTCGGACCATTTCCATTTCGGTGTCGGTCAGCTTGAACTTTGACGGTGCATCCACATCGTCAACCCAAGACAGTTGCTCTTGGTCAGCCCGGCGACCAATGGTCTCAATGTACTCCATCATGAGTAGTTCAATGGCAGGCTGAGAGTGCCTGCGCTGATAAGACAGCGCCCTGCTGATCTCTCCAAGGTTCTTTCTCAGGACTTCAAATCCAGCTCCATCCTTGAACACATCGTTTTGCAGCTTGTACAAGAACTCAAGGAAATCCGGCTCATACGGCAACGCGAGCTGTTCGTGCAGGTCATGGTGCAGCGCATCCATGATGTCTGTCCGGCTGCGCCAGCCAAAGCGCGTCCTTCGGGCTCGCTTGCCGGTTTTCCTGAACCACCCCGGAATGTCCTGCAGCGCCCTGGAGGCTCTATCCATGGCCTCCTGAACAGGGGGGTTTACAAGAGCGCCTTCTTCCGTCTCAAGGGACCGACGAGTCTTTACCAGGTCTCGGACTTTGTTGACGAGCGAGCCAGGCTCTTTGGCTCCTGCAAACACCGCCCTGTACCCATTCTTGAAAGCATTATGTGCGGCCTCGATTGCCCCAACGGGAATGTCTTGCGCATAGCGGGTTCTCGCAGTTCCAAACCCAGCCTCCGAGTCAATGACGCCTTCAACCAACGAGTTGAAGTCTCGAATGCTGATAGTGGAAACATCCTTCTCAGGATTCAGCCAGTCTGGGTTCAGCTTCTGCCGGATCACAGGGTCATGCACCAACTGGTTTGCGAGCGTCCTAAGCCTGTCCTGAGCGGCCTGGGTCAGCTTGATCTTGTCTCCATCAAGCTCCGCACCCGCCTCTTCCATCCTCTTGCGCCAACGACGTGACCCAAAGGGGCCACCAACCGATTGCTCTGCGGAGTCAAACAAGGGAGCCAGCTTTTCCCTGACGGCCCGCTCAACAGCCTTGAGGCGGGTGACTGGGACAACGCTGTTCCTTGTTAGGACAATGGTCTTCTCGCTTGCGATGCGCTTGGATGTTTCGGCAGCAACATACCGGACAGCATCCATGTACAGCTCGTATGGG